CACGCGGGGCCGGGGATGGGGTGTGCGCGGTTTAGGCGCTTCGCTTAGTATACACTTTCGAGCGCGATAAAACGCATCTGGTTTCCACGACACAACACGATCCACTCCATGAACTCCATCGCGTCGGAGAGATCGGAGAACGTGCGCGTGCGCTCGTTGTTGTATGCGAAGTCGAAATAGCGCACGTCGAACTGCTTATAGGTAGTCATTTCAATCACCTCGACGGTTCCATCGACTTCAACAAATCCGTACTTGAGCACAAGCTCGGTTGCTTCCTCAAGCGTGTTAACGTCGTACTCGTAAATGGTGTTTGCGGTCTCGATGGAAACCGAGCTATGACCGCGATTGATGTAAATGTTCGCGGTGCGAGTCTCATAACCGCAATCCTTGGTGTACTCGTAAACGATCATCCGAAGCTCCTTTCCGCTTCTCTTCCTGACACAACTATATATTAGCACTCGTAACAACAAAAAACAACTTGAAATTATGCTTACATTCATTAAAATAAAACTCACGCACCCGATCCGAAAGGAGCTCACATGAACAAGACCGAGACACAAGCCCTATGGCGCGCCCTATGCGCATGCACATGCAAGCCGGGGGTGAACGCACCATTTGACTGCGTGTGCGTGCATGATCAGGTGGTCTACGCGACGAATTCATACGTGATGCATCGAGTCGAAGGCCTGTACCAGCCAGGCAGCGTCTTCAAGGCGCTTTTCGGGCATGCAATAGCTTACATGGATCGTGCGCGCACCTTCGACGGTATTCTGTCCTACGATTCAGACAACCGCGATTTCTCCAACACGTGCCCTTATTACGATCCTGCTTACATCGCTCTTGCTTTGCGACCTCACAAGGCAGCCGGTTCTAAGAACATGCAGTTCCATCCTGGCAAGGGCAACGGGGGCGCTCCGCTTATAATCACGTCCACCATTGCGACCCCGCACGATCCTATAATCATCACGACCGCTGTTCAGGGCATGAGGAAGGCATAACATGGACTCTAACAAGGATTTCGAGAGCATCTACAAGCGCATGGAGCGCATCGAGCAGGCGCACTACTGGGACAACGACCGACTCGTGAATTGGTGCTACGCGCTCACCGGCATCATCGTGACGCTGCTGTTCGTGCTTTTCGTCATCATATGCAACATTTACTTTCGACTCGGTGTCATTCCGTATTGGGCGTGATGAAGTTGAAACGTTCTCATTGGTTCATCAACTGTTCCACCTCTAACGATCGTTATTTCGCCGCGCGCTTTTTGCAGCGCTGCCGCAACCGCTTCATGAAAGAGAATGGGCCTATTTACAATTACATGGTTGGTGACATAAGCCGTCGCTTGCTGCATTTGGCACGCGTTGAGCAGGTTCTGCAGCGTGAGCGCGAGCTGCAAACCGCTACTGTGCTCGCAGTTGACCCTAACCAGTTTGATGTTGAAGACGTTCTGTGCCTCGATTGCAACGTCCTCCGCACATGGCCGGACCGTTTCCTCGTTGTGTTGATTCCCTTTTTCGATTACAAGGCAACCCTATACAAGGATTTTTCAATGAGTGCTTACAAATCCCTGCTGCACGAGTCTGCTGAGTGGGCCAAACTCAAGCGCCGTCTCTACGAGCAAGCCTCAATCAAGCTCAAGCGCGAGCGCGACCGACGCAAGCGTGTGTATAATCTTTCCTAGGGTAAGGGGTTGTGAAAACGCAACCCCGTTTCTTATGAAAGGAGAACGGAGATCATGGACATTAACGCAGTAACGGAGTTGGTGAGCAACGTGGCATTTCCCATCGCAGCATTTGTAATGATGTTCTATTCGAGCACCAAGACGATCGAGGACATGCGAAATACCATCGAGGAAAACACCCTCATTATGACCAAGTTGGCTGAGAAATTGGACGCAATTACCCCGGAGGTCTAAGCATGCTCAAGAAGATCATGCGAGGGGGCGCGGCATTGGTCGCGCTTTTCCTTGCACTCGCAATTGGAGTCAACCCCGCATCGGCGTGGGAAGAGCACGATTGCATAATCGCAAGCGGACACGGTACCTTCACTCCGCAGTATCTTGTAATTCATTCGACTGCGAACCCCGGCGCGACCGCGTGGAATCACGTGCAGTATTGGCAGCGCTTGGGAAACAACACATCAATGACGCAGTGGGTGTGCGACTGGACGGGTGAGGGAACCGTCTACCAAGTCGTGCCGGGTAATGCCATCACGTGGCACGTCGGCAACGGCAACCGGTATTCAGTCGGCATCGAAATCTGCGAGGGTGCCACGCGCGAGCAAGTCGACAAGTCAATCGACACCGCAGCACAGTGGGCCGCCTATTACCTTAAGTCGCGTGGATGGGGCATTGACCGCATGGTGTCTCACGACGAGGCCCGCATTCTTTGGGGCGGGACCGACCACACCGACCCCAATCCTTATTTCAAGCGTTGGGGTTACACGTGGCAGGGTTTCGAGAACAAGGTCGCAGATTACATGCGTGGCGATACCGGCGAGGTCAAGCCGGAGCATCATGAGCAGGTGAAGCCGAGCGCACCGACCGTTACGGGCACGACGGCAAATCTCGCCGCGCGTGTCATGCGCGGCGAGTTCGGAAGCGGGCAGGCACGCCGCGACGCGCTCGGGGATCGTTACGACGAGGTGCAGGCATACGTGAACCAACGTTATTTCGGCGTAGGCGCGGGGTCGCAGACGGTGCAACCGACTACGGCGCAACTTGCGGCTGCAGTTATGCGCGGCGAGTACGGCTCAAACCCAGGCAGGCGCAGCAAGCTCGGAAGGCGTTACAACGAAGTGCAGCGTTACGTGAACCGAGCGTATTACAACATTTATTAGTTTGACTGTTGACACAGAACACCCCCATTTCCTATAATGCTAATCGCAGCAACGGGAAAGGGGGTGTATTTCATGACAAAGAAACTTGAACGCGGAATGATAGGACGTACCGTCATGTTTTCCCATTGTAAGGGCAAGCGTGTGGAGTCCGGCGAGTTAGTCGATTTTGAGTGCGATCTAATCGGCGATTACTCCAACGTGCAAAAAGCAACGAACACGTTGAGACGCAGGACACATGACAATTCAATTGTAATCACAAGCGTTGAAACCGATTCTGATTACTATTCCATTCCGCTGAAACTTTTCGTCCAAACAGCAATTGATTACAAGAACGGTCAGAGCGAGATTAATCTCGCTTACGGCAAACAGGCAAATGACCTCTAGAAAGGAAATCATCATGACTGAAACCAACCAGCTCGCAACCGTCGAGACCACCGATCTGTACGCCGCCTCCAATTATTCCTCCATCAAGCCCGCTGACGCTGACACGCGCAAGCTCGTCGTGAACGCTATGAACAACGCCGAGTCTCTTTCCGACCACGAGGGCGAGACGCTGAACGTCATCGGCGTGTTTACCAAGCCCGGCGTTCGTCGCGCACGCGATAAGAACGGCGTTGACACCCCGTGCACCAACACCACCCTTGTGTGCGCTGACGGTTCCGCTTATTTCTCGCAGTCCGAGGGCGTGCGCAACGCTGCCGACAACTTCATGGCCGCGCAGCTGTTCGAGGACGGCGAGGTCGTGCCCATGAAGCTCGTATCTTCCAAGCTCCCCAACGGCAACACTCGCAAGACGCTTGTTCTCGTGTAGTTAAGACTATTAAATCCCTTCCCGTTGCATTAAGTTAGGCGGTGCGGTGCTTACCGCATCGCCTTTATTTTGGAGGTTGAAATGGCACGTGCTAAACGCGCTTCAGATGAGGTTTACAACGCGCGCAGGCGCGCAAAGCGCCTGTTGGCACGCATGGAGCGCGAGGACGTGAGCGGCATGAGCGCCGCGCAGAAACGCGCGAGGACCGATTACATGGAGAGCGTGCGCGCGCAAATCGCGCAGTCGTACCAAGGAACGCGGGCCGTGCGCGAGGTTCGCAGCGCGCAGAAGCGCGCGAAGAGCGCGAGCGAGCGACTGGATCGCATGACCTCCGCGCCGCGCAAGGTGACGAGCCCCCGCGAGCGCTCCGACATGCTGTTTCAACGGCAGATAAACCTTGCACGCATCGACGCTCCCAGCACTTTGGGCGAGCACGGCAAGGAGGCTGTGGCTGTCTTTTATGCGGCCACGAGGCAGTATTGGCGCGGAAAAGACCCCAAGGAGCGCAACCGCCTCATCATGCAGGGCCTTGGCGCGAAGTCGCTTTCGGAAGCATTCGAGAAGGTTCTACGTGCGAACGAACAGGCGTTTAAAGCCGCGATCAGTTCGGGCGTTCCGACCTCCGAGGTCGAGGGTTTCACCGACGAGAACGAGGCGTTTTATTCCGAGGTTGAATACGATGCGGAGTTGATCGGCTCGCCTATATGGGCATCAAGGGTCGTCATGTTCGGGTAGTCAAAAGGTAAAGGGTCATGGGGTGTAAGGAACGTAAACCACAATTCAGGGTCGCAGCCGCGTATGACACCGAGACGTGCAACGTATGCGTTGACGAACGCGAGAACCAGTGGCGCGCTTACCCGGTGCTTTACATCGTTAATGACATCCGCGGTTGCGATCTGCGCACATATGAGGTGGGCGCGGGGCGCGTGTCGTTTTACCGGCACGGCGAGGACATGCAGCGTGTCATAGACGAGTTCATAACGTGGGGCGAAGAGGAGCATTGCATCCCGATCATATGCGCATACAACCTCATGTTTGACCTGCAGCCGCTCATGTATGAGCTTAATGAGCGCTGGGACATGGTTGCGAGCGCGCAGAGCGCGACGAGCGCCTATACCGTTGACATCGTGCAGGACGGCGTTGTGAAGCTCCGTTTCTGGGACACCTTTTATTTGGAGATGCGCGGACTTGCCAAGATGGGTGAGACGTGCGGTTTGCCCAAGGCCGTGGGCGATTGGGATTACTCCAATGTGCGCACACCTGAAACCCCGCTGACCGACGAGGAACTTTATTACGCGGGGCGTGACACCGAGGTCATACCAGCTTATCTGCGTTACCTGTTGGAATCGAATGAGTGGCTGCAGCCGGAATGGCTGGGTGTTCGCGTGCTCACAAAGACCTCGCTTGTGCGCCAAGCGGGCAAGATGGAGACGGGCCGTCTGCGCATCCCGCGCGAGAACGGCAAGCCCATTTCAGTGCAGGCCGCGTTCGAGCGCATGTGCGCGGAGGAGCTTGCCCCGACCTATGCGCAATACGCGCTGCGCAAGGCGTGTTTTCGCGGTGGTTTCACGTTCACCTCCGCGCGGTATTCCGGCATCGTGCAGGAGAATGTATACAGCATCGACGAGACATCCGCACACCATGCTTACATCAACGGCCACATGCAGCCGGTGAATTTTCGCGGCATCCTTCCGAGCATCCTACAGGCGATGGCGGAGGGTGTTTGCCGCACTGACTTAGACCAGGCGATGCGGCACTGGGAAGAGCCGTTCGGGTGCGCTTTCCACGCGCAAATCAGGTTCAAGAATCTCCGCTTGCGCGAGGGGAGCGCTTTCGCGTGCTGGGACATCGCGTTGCTTTCAGAAGCGAAGTTCAAAGGCTCCGGGCAGCTTGGCGAGTGGGGCGGCGAGGCAGACCGCGACACCGTGACGGCGGTTCGCAGCGCCGGGTATGTGGACGTGGCTGAAAACGGGCGTTTCGCGTTCGGAAAGCTCGTTCAAGCCGCGTCGTGCATCGTGAACGTCTCCGAGCTGGAGCTGTGGTGCATGAGCCGCGTGTATGCGTGGGACGCGATGGAGGTCATTTTAGGCGAGGGAACCATGAGCTTCGTGAAACCGCCGGACTACGTGACGTTGCTGTCTAATCTGTTCTATGCACGCAAGGACGCGTGTAAGCGGATCTTGAAGACCTACGAGACCGGCGCGCCCTACACGCGCGAGATACCGGGTAGCATACCCGATGGAATCGCCGAGCGCATCCGCACCGGCGCGATGGAGCGCGCCGACCTCGAAGCCTATTACAATTCGACCGTTAAAGGTATGTTCAATTCTATTTACGGCATGGAGGCGCAGGACGTATTCAAGTGTGGGTACCGGGTGGACGCTGGCGAGATTCACGTAGACCGCGACACGCTTGTGACGCGCGAGACATATAAGGAGCATTATGAGGACGCGAAGAAGAAGCTTGTTCTATACCCTTACGGGTTGCGCATCGTCGGCGGGTCCCGCATGGCGATCGTGGCCGCGATCGAGCTTGTGCATAGGGAGTTCGGCGAGCGCGTGCGCGTGCTGGGAGGTGACACCGATTCACTTAAAATCTCATGCGACGCTTCTGTTTCTGCAAGCGATCTCATGCGCGCGCTTGAGCCGTTCCACGCGGGCGTGACGGCATCAATCGACCTGTGCATGAGCCGCGTGCGGAAGAACTTTCCCGACTATGCCTCACCGCTCACCGGCGTGGGGACGTTCGAGGTCGAGGGCGATGCATACCCGCTGCACATGGACGCTTGGAACAAGGCGCGCGTGAGCTGGGACGGGCGCCACGCGCATATCACATGCGCGGGCTTGTCGCGCCCCACCGGCATGTATCACATAGAGAACTGGATCGACGACATGAGCGCGGTGCATGGTTTCGCCGAGGTTGCGCCGCGCGTGCTGGGATGGGGCGTTCGCGTGTCGCAGCCGGTTTGTCACGCATTGGAGCATTACCGACCTGCAGCGGCGGACGTGCTGGACATGGACATAACCGACTACACGGGGCGAACATCCCACGTCCACACGCACGAGTCGATTGCGCTGTACCCGTCCGACCGTGTGCTGGGAGACGCGGACAAGGGCGGCAACGCTCGAACCATCGCGTACATGCGCGAGCGGTACGGACGCGTGGTTGACACCACCGAGCGCGTTGTCGACGTGGACGGCGGACGTGCGACTTACACATACATCGATGATGAGGGAGATGAAACGCAATGGTGAACCTGAATGACGGCATACATTACAACTGGGAGAAGACACTTTCCTTCAACGCCGACATCACAATGGTGGTGGGCGCGCCGAACAAGGGCAAGACGTACGGCCTTCGCGCCTACGCACTCAATCGCGCTTTGAAGCGCGGAGGGCGTTTCGTGGAGGTGTGCCGCACGCTGGACGAGCGCGACAGTGTGAAGAAGAGCTACTTCGACAAGCTGGCATTGACCGACGATGAATTCGGCGCGTTCGAGTACAAATGTGAAAATAATGAGTTCAAGTACCGCGCGAAGGACGCGCCGAAGGGCACGCACTGGCAGACGTGCGGTTACGTCGTGGCATTCGCGGAGATGCAGGGGACGAAGAAACGCACGTTCGCCAACGTCGAGAATATCATCTTCGACGAAGCGATCCTGGAGAGCATCGACGCGACGCACACGTACAAGCGCGATGAATGGAACATGCTGAGCCGTATCATCGACTCATGCGTGCGCGAGGACGCTTACAACGAGGGCCGCGTGAAGCCGCGCCTGTTCCTGCTGGGAAACGCGGTCGATCTGCTTAATCCTTATTTCGCGGCCTTCGACGTGCGCGGCGTGCCACGTTACGGTTACACGTGGTATCGCGGCAAAATGTGCCTGCTGCACTACGTCGAGCCGGACGAGCACGATGCTTACCGCATGGAGCACACCCTGGCTGGCCGCATGGGGCAGATCACCGGTTACACGAAAGCGACCTATGCAAACGATTTCGCCGAGGACAACCGCTACATCTCCAAGAAGCCCCCGCGAGCGAAGTACGTCATGGGGTGTGTTCACATGGGCACCGAGTACGGCATTTGGATCGACATAACCGAGGGGTATTACTACGTCACCGGCAAGATACCCAAGAATGCGGGCAACGTGTACGCCCTCACGCGGAAGGACAACACGCCGAACCGCATCGCAGCGCAGCGGGCGAGCAAGACGCTTAGGGTGATCGTGCAAATGTATTACGAGGGCAGCGTGCTGTTCGAGAGCGTGAAGGTGCGCGAGGGTTTTCTGGACGCGATGGCGCTCTATGGGGTAAAGTGAGTGCGACGCGAGCGACGGCGAGCACGCGACCCCACGAGTAGGGACGATTCAGGATGCTGCACCATTCGGTTGGTGCCTGAACCCCGCGCGAGTTGGCAACGTGTTTCAGTGGGACGTGCCACGCTTCGCCTATGCGTTATAATGAGCGCGACCGCGCAGGTGACACACCTTGCGCGTCGCGCTCAACTTATATAGAGACGAAAGGAGTAAGCGCATGGACGAGCAGACCGACAACCTGACCCCGGACGAGCAGGAGATCGAGCAGACCGCAGGCGTGGACGGCGAGGAAGCCCACCGCATCGGCGAGTTTGACGATCTGCGCGACCGTATGGAGCGCATGGAGGGGATGCTGCAGGGCATCACCGACATGCTCACCGCGATGCGCACCACGGCGGATGCAATCGACATCGACAACGGCGCGAGCGTGCGCGACGTCGATGGTGACGGCGATGCGGACATCATCGAGGACGACGTGGTGGTCATCCCCGATTACGACGAGCTTGACCTTGACCTTTAAGGAGGGAATTTTACATGGCAACCAACAACACCACCATCGCAGGCCGCGTGTATCTTTCCGGCTCCAATGATTTCCAGCAGCGCGTGCCGAACCCGACCATCGAGGGCATCGACGCGACCAGCAAGTTTCTTTTCGATCCCATGAACCGACGTTATTTGAACGAATTCGTGGATGCCTATGTGAACCGCATCGGCACGCAGATCGTGCATAACAACCAGTGGGAGAATCCGCTCACCGTCTTCAAGGGGGCGAATCTCCGCTACGGTTCCTCCATTCAGGAATCTGCGCTCAAGTGGATCAAGGCTCACACCTACGACGTGGACGATGACACGCTGCTTAAGGTCTCACGCCCCGAGGCCGCCGTGTGGTACCACACCGTAAACCGCAAGGACCGTTACGACATCACCGTCGAGCTTCCCGATCTGCAGCAGGCTTTCGCCGACGAGATGGGCCTGAACCGCCTCATCGACGCAATCATGACCGTTCCGCGCAATTCGGACAATTACGACGAGTATCTGTGCATGCTTAACCAGCTTGCTTACTATGAGCGGAACTGGGGTTTCTTCAAGCATCAGGTGAGCGCCGCCCCGACCGACGAGGCGACCGGTAAGGAGTTCCTGAAGGCGGTTCGCGCTTACGCCAAGAAGCTGAAGTTCCCGACGTCGCTTTACTCCCCCGTCTCCGCCGAGTACGGCATTCCCACCTTCGCCAAGCCCAAGGAGCTCGTGCTTTTCATTACCGCAGACGCAGCCGCTTCCATCGACGTTGACACCCTCGCAAGTGTGTTCAATCTGGACAAGGCCGAGGCCGAATACCGCACCATCGAGGTTCCCGAGCTTCCCATCCCCAACGCATTCGCCATGCTCACCACCGACAACTTCTTCGTCTGCAACGATTACGTCTATGCAAACGAGTCGTTCTACAATCCGCAGACCCTTGCGACTAATTACTACCTCCACCATTGGGAGGCCGTGAGCACGTCTCCGTTCGTCCCTGCGATCCTGTTCACCACCGATGCGCCTACCACCGTCTCCACCATCACGCAGAACGTCACCGGCGTGAACATCACCGCTGCCAAGACCAGCCTTAAGCCGGGCGAGTCCACGCAAATGACCGTTGAGCTCACCGGCACCGTCACCGCGAATGATGAGGGCATCGAGGTCGCGCCCGACGCTGTGACGTGGAGCGTTTCCGGCGAGACAGCGGCGCTCGAGGGCGAGCCGCTTGCGCTCAACTCCGCGACGCGCGTCGACCGTCTGGGCGTGCTGCACGTGCAGAAGTCCGATCTGGAGGCGAACAACGTTCTTCACGTCGTCGGCACCACGTCTTACGTGAACCCCTCCGGCAAGACCACGCTTTACACCAAGACCGTTGACATCACCATCGTGTAAGCGTCTATAATCTGCTTTGACCGCAGCCCCGTGCCCCTGCTCACGTGTGAGCGGGGGCGCTTTTGTTAAAGGAGGTATGTTCATGAATGCGGATTACCCGAACCTCGGAAATGTGGACGTGTACGCCTACAAGAACACGTTCGATTATTCGAGGTTCAAGCCAAACGCCCGACTCAAAATGTGCAACGTCCCATGGTGCGGGGATTACGAAAACGTCGTGAAGTTCGAGGGCGACACCGCGCGCGATGAGTGGTTCGACGCGCTCAAAGGGGACGTGGTGAACCTGGAAACCATGTTCAACATCAAGCCGGACGGCAGCGCAAAGGTTCCCGTGCCGGTCACATCCGCGCAGGGTTACAACTACCTCGTGGTCGACCTTCCGCGCATGACGAGCGACGCGCAGCCCATCGAATACGCGAGCGGCGAGCGCAAGGCGCGTTACTTCTATTTCATCCTGGACGCGCAGCAGCTTTCGCCGAACTCCACGCGCCTTGTGCTGTCGCTCGACATGTGGACGACCTACATCAATGACATGCGATTCGATTACATCCTGCTCGAGCGTGGACACGCCCCCGTCGCGGCCTCATCCGTCGCGGATTACCTCGCAAACCCGCGCGACAACTCCGCTTATCTGCTCACGGCGGACGTTAACACCGGTGGCGAGCCTTACATCGAGCGCAGCCGCGTGGTCAAGAATTACAGCGCCGTGGGTCAGCGCGCCTGCATCGTGACTGCATGCGATTTGCAGGGAGGTTTCGGCACGGCATCCGCACCGACCGTTCCTGCGCTTTCCGAGCCGGACACATCCGGCATCCTCGCATCGCGCGTGTATTCCGTCGCAGTTGAAGACCTGCAGAAGTTCCTGCGCGCCATGGAGCAGAACGCGCCCTGGATCAAGCAGTGCGTGCTCGGTGTCTTCTTCGCGCCGTCCGAACTGCTCACGCAGTCGGGGGACTTCGCGCTGTGGGGCGTGAATCTGGCCGCATGCGACGCGGTGCAGAAGGTCGAGCCTTTCATGCAACCGGGTATCGCGGACTTCGGATTCCCGGCGCAAGCTGCACCGTTCGCAAAGCTTTACACTTACCCCTACGCCGCAATCCGCGTGAGCGACGAGCGGGGGCAGTCCTCCATCGTGCGCGTGGAGGATTTGGGGGCGCAGGGCATCGAGCTCGCGAGCGCCGTGAACCTCATCATGCCATACATCTCAATCGACGCGCGCCTGCTGGGCATCGCCGGTGCGAGCGACACCCTCACGTTTCAGACGATGGAGGGGCGCACCTACGACTTCGGCGGTGCGTGGGGTGATTACCTCAAGAGCTGGAATCTCCCCATCATGCAGGTCACGCAGAGCGCGGCGAGCCGCGCCGATTACACGACCGTCTACAACCGCGCGCACGCGAAGTTCGCGGCGGACAACGCGCAGACCTCCGCGCTCGCATCCAATAACACTGCGTACACCAATGCGGGCAACGTCGCGGCGAACATCACCGACCTGAACCGCGTGAACGTGAACGCCAACAACGCGATCACGACCAACGCGAACGCAGCCGCGCTGTCCGGCGCCACAGCCGCGAATCAAAAATTGAAGGCTGACTGCGATAGCGACAACGCGACCTCAACGTCGATGGCCGACTTGAAAAACGACGTCATCGCGATCACGACGGCGCAGAACAACGCATCGACCGCAGCGCGAACCGTCGGTGCAGTTGTGACCGGTGCTTTCTCAGGTGGCGCTGCAGGAGCGACCACCGCTGCTGTAAACGGCATCGCGGACATGGCCGTGTCGTTCCCATCGGCAAATGCAGCCGCTGCGGTGTCGCAATCGAGCAATTCCCGAGCCGCGGTTCTCGCGCAGAGCAACGCACTCGAGAAAACGCTGCATGCCGCGCAATACACCGCTGCGACCTATGGAATTCAAAGCGACATCGCCACCAAGAACACGACAATCCGCAACGACGCAAGCACGTACAGCGCCAACGCCAACGCATCGCTCACCACGACCAACGCAGGCAACACCAAGGCAACCGGGGACGCGAACGCGAACCGCGCGCACGCGACCGCGATTGACGCGATCAATGCCGGATTGAAGCAGGCTGGCGTTGCGGCACCGGTGCAATTCGGCGCGAGCACAAACGGTTCCATGAGCGCGACTGCACCGCGCGCCCTGTTCGCGCAGGTCGTGACGCAGCGCGAGTGCGACATCATGAACGCGGCCTCGGCATTCGCGCGTTACGGTTACACTCTCATGCGCGAATGGAGCATGGAGCGGATGCAGGTTATGAGGCACTTCACGTTCTGGAAGTGCACGGAGGTATGGTGCAGCGGAACGGGCGAGGCCCTGGAGGGCGCGCAAAGCGCCATTAAAGATATACTTCTCAAAGGTGTTACAGTCTGGGATAAGCCCGAGGAGATCGGGCGCGTGAGCATCTACGACAACTTTTAGGAGGAGCAATGACGGACTTGATCGAGCCCAAACCCGACATCGACGCGCTGTTGAATGCCGGGACGTACCAAAACATGAGCGACGCGGAGATCGACGCGCTCATCGCCTACAGGGTGGAGCGCGCGACGCGCGAGGCCACCATCAGCCGCGACGCGCAGGCGCATGACGAGATCATGCGCGAGCTCATGGAGTGGCAAGCGGACGCGCAGACCAAGGCGAATGCATCCATGCAAGAGGCGTTGAACACGCAAGTCACTTACAAGGAGGTGTGACATGAGCAAGGGCCGCAGGGGCTACAAGCAAAAGAAGCCGTTCAGGCCGGGACAGCAAGCGACCTACTGGCAGACGGAAGCATACAACCAGCATCTTTTCAACATGTTCCAAAACGACCTTATAGAACTGGCGTTGTCCCGTTTCCGTTGGGTGGGCCTCCCCGAGACGTGCAACGAGCGTTACCTTGAATGGGTGCTCTTGACCGAGGGAGCCGCGACCCTCGCATACCCGTCGCTCACCAGCGAGACGCTTTTGTCACTCAAATGCGTGCAGCAGGGCGCGCCGAACATGTACGACGAGCCGCGCTCGTGGCGCGCGCTGGGCGCGACCGGTAAGACGAACTTCATGTGCAACTGGACGAACGGCGTGTGGATTTGGGAGAACTCCACGCGTTACCCGCTCATGGTGAAGATCAACATATGGGCGCGCGAGCTGGCCGACATCATGCGCACGAAGCAGATCAACCGTTACCACATGCGCATGCCGTTGGTCATCACCGGACCGCAAGATCGCGCGTTCGACGTGCAGAACTTCTACAAGAACATCGCCAACGGCGAGCCATTCGTCCTCGCATATGACAATTTCAGCGACATCCAGACAAGCGCGACCATGCCCGAGCGTGCGCGCGAGTACATCGGGGACAAGCTTCAGGCCGAGTGGTCGAACACGTGGGATGCGATTTACCGCGAGCTCGGCATCGACTCCATGCCCTTCAAGGAAGAGCGCATGATAGAGGATGAAGTTAACTCGACCATGCAGCCGACCGAGCTTGCACGCCTTTCACCGCTCACCACGCGCAGAGCCGCGTGCGATAAGCTCAATGCGCGTTTCGGTGACAAGTTGGCAGAGCCTATAACCGTGGTGTGGGCGCGCGACAACATCACCGACAATTACGACCTGCGGCACCGTTACGACACGCTCATTGAAAGGGGTTAGATATGTTCGAGTTCCCCGAGGTTCCCACTAATGACCGTTACGACGGCATGACGATCACCCTTGGCGAGTGGTACGAGATGGGGTTTTACCAGCCGTTTGAAGACGACTCATGGCGGTTTGACGCTTACAGCGACCTGCAATACTCGCAACTTTGCCGCAAGTTCCTAAACCGCTTCTATGACCGCGAGGTTTCAATCATCACGCCATCGCGCTGGAAACGCGCGTATCTGCGCAAGCTCAACGAGATCATGCCGAAATATAAGCATCTGTACGAGCGCGTGGAGCAGGGCGTGAATCCGTTTCAGGACGGACGTGATCGCTCGAAGTCGCGCGACATCTTCTCGGACTTCCCCGAGACGATGCTTTCCGGCAACTCGGATTATGCGAGTACCGGCAACGACCGCGAATCGGACGTTATGCGCGAAGGCAGTGTGACCGACAAAGCGGTGCAGTTCGCGCGCGACTGGCAGGACGTTGATGCTATGATTCTAGACGAGCTGGATCACACGCTGTTCACCGCTCTCATGGTCCCGACCGTCCCGCTTTGGTAAAGGAGGTGGCATATATGTTTATTCCGTTGCCATATTTCGACCCGTTCATGATCGCAAATCCGACGCTGCCTAAGCTGTATTGGGAGGTGAAAAGCCCCGAGCAGCTCGTGGCGAACCTGTATTGCATCGTAGAAGCTATGAAAGACCCCATCAACAATACGTCTGAGCAGGTCAACAAGAACACCGCTGCAATCGAGCAGATTCAGGCCGTGATCGACTCCATCGAGAACGGGGATTATTACGATCAGTACATCGACGGACTCGCAAAATGGATTGACGAGAACCTGCAGCGGCTCGTGGCGCGTCAATCCAAATACGTGTTTCCAACGTTCTACGAGGAGCCGGAAACCGGTGCTTGGAGGTACGCGGTTGTAGTTCCGCAAGGCTGGGAGCACCTAAAGTTCGATTGGATTTTCGACGAGCGCGACGGCACATACCATGTGCGCATCAACTACTAGGAGGTATAACCATGCCAAATGTTTCAAGCTTCGGCGCGCAGACTGACAACGCTGTTGTGTCCGGCACCGTGACCGACCGACAGATGATTATTCCCGATGTCCCCCCGCAGGGGCTTATGAGCGTGGGGCCGCGCGTCACGCCTAACTTCGTTTTGCCGCGTGAGTGGAACGATCAAACGACCTATCATTTCTTCGACGCGGTGCGCGACGGCAAAGGCAACGCGTACGTTGCAACCAAGCCTGTTGTCCCCGCAGGCACTCCGCTCACCGATGAAAATTACTGGTTCCTATGGGCCGACCCGGATACCCGTTTCGATGATATAAACGAGGTTATAAAGACGCTTATCAATCGCGTCGCGAAGGTCGAAGGCGATTTTGCGGATATTCCAACCCTTGTGTCCAACGAACTCAAAAACGCTTTCGGTTTGAAAGCATTCGGCGCAATCGAGGGAACTGACGCTAGCGCTCAGATAGCCGACATGATTCATTCATTGGGTTTTGTAGCGCTCGACGGTGACTATCTTATTAACACCGTTGAACTGCCAAACGAGCCGATTATCATTTTCGGAAACAACCACAAATTGACCGCTCTCAAGAACAAGCAAGTGCTCTTCAGCGGAGCGTCTATTTCGGGTCAGGGTAACAACAAGCTCATCTATATCGAAAACTGCGTATTCGACGGTGGAATGACCGACCCTAACGCCGCTGATTACTCGAAAATGGCAGTTAGTTCTAACAGGTGCGACACCGTAGTTATCAACAATTGCACGTTCGAGAATTTCGCGGAGGATAGTGCGTATATCGGTGGTGTCGACCGGGCATATATCGAAGCCTGCTCTTTTAAGAACATCGGAACCTATCTCTATCAGTCGACGAGAAACGGGTTCTCTTGTTTCTCGTGGTATCTAACAGCAAACGGCTCTACGAAAGCGGGAGACGCGGGACGCATCATATCCATCAAGAACAACGCTTTCAAGGACATCACGGACGAGGGTTTCAGAATTGATGATTTCGACCTGGCAGAAGTGTGTGGAAACCATTTCGAGAACATCGGCCAATATGCGATGGAACCGACTTACGACGTAACGTTCAGCGCGAGCGATAAGGTATTCAACGCATCCAACAACCGTATTCTGAACACGGGAAGCACCGCAATTTCATTCGATTTGCAATCGAATTACGATCAGTCTGCGCGGAAAAATTTCAAAGTCATGATTTCAAACAATGAGATCAAGGGCATTGCGAAGAGCGATCGTTACATGAAAAACGGCTCTCCACTGGCTGCTAAGCTGCACATCGTATGCAACTTCTACGTCACAAATGGAATGAACGAACTCACATTGTCGAATAATGACATTCACATCGACGGATACACCCCGCGTGCAGTCGCTGCGTTCGGTAACTATCTAACGTATATCTCGAATTGCAGCAAATACACTTTCGAGGGAAATAACGTTAGCATCGTCAACAACAGCACTGAGGAAAACGCTAGTTACATGTGTCTCATGCGCGCTATCAAAGGAAATTACATCGTCAACGCGAATAATTTCAACGTCGACGGCGCGATCTTTGCGTTGTTCACAGCCGACAATTGCGACGTGAAACTCACGAACAACATCATCAAGGCTAATTGCCAATTCATCGCATATTGCAAGGGCGCGAGCAACATCACAGTGCAGGGAAACAACATAGAGTGCGAGCCAACTCAGCATGTTTTTCTGAATCAGACGGTGGGCAATTTCCTAATGATTGCCAACATCATCAAACAGGCAAACAACTCGTCTTCACATTTAATCGTCTCCTGCCTTGGAGCCGTGACAAATGCTAATTTCATGATGGTCAACAACATAGTTAACAAGGCCTCTAACATCGCTTATCCGACATCTGGATTTAACGCGCAACTGATTGAGAATAATATCTAAACCACCCCATTCCCCACCCCGCGTGCCTCGACTCGGCTAGATCAGGTGCGCGGGGTTTCCTCTTGCGTGAGCGCGGCCCGAGTGATCGGGTCGCGTTTCTTTGTGCGGTGTGTGTTGTGGTTTTGTTGTGGTGCGTGTTGACATTTTTTGTTGGGGGGTGTAGAGATTTTTTTAGGCAATATGT